TGTCACTAGGGAAAGACAGCGTCCCTGTCTCCGCACCATCTAGGGCGAAGAGCTTCGGGTGTGTGATGCCATCAGAGAGGCTGCTGTGACCAACAAATAGGGTGTGACTGTCAAAACCAGCCTCCTGAGACTGGTAGCTCCCGCCCACAGAGTCATAGTTCAACGTGGCGGCCTCTGGACTGTCGTAGTTCAAGCTGGACTTGACGTTGGCTACAGTGCCAGAGGAGACATTGGGTAAGTCAACGAATGACCAGGTGTTGTTCTGGTAGTTGAAGACAGCCGCCCGGTTGCAATATGAACCGTGTTTGAACTCATCAACCATGTCATCGCCACTCAAGTAGCAGAAGTAGATTTCATTGAGGTCGGGGTTGTGTTGGACAAAGCACTTGTCGAGGCTGCTGGTGTCCATGCCATCAAAGATAAAGTCACGGACGCGACTGTCGACTATGGACTGCCGGGTGTTGCCATCGTGGGTGTAGATATCACTCGTAGAGAAGACATAGTGTCTGTTTTCAACTTCTACGACACAGTTGTGGTTGATGACACCGGCATCGGCAAACAGCTTGCGTGTGTTCATAATGAAGGCACCACCAATGAACTCCATGCTCCACACCTGGTCCCTTGAGTAGATGATGAAGTTGTTAGCCAGGGGAAGTCCATCGACTATGGGGGTCTTCATCTCGACCAGGTCAATAAAGCCTGCTGACTTGTTGGTGTCTGATGCATCCCAACTGGTGGGTACTGTGTTGGCAAGTGTCAGGTCAGAGAAGCGAATGCGATTCGCGAAGGTAGTCCCGCCCTCGGTAACATTGAGAGCAATCAGGAAGTCACCGTAGGCTCGCAGGGAGCTACACTTCCAGGTTATATCTAAGGTATTGTCGTTATTACTATCAGCACCCCAGTTGGGTAGTGCTGCAAAGGTACTGCCACTGGTGCTACGGTACACGGGCACTCGGTCATCCCGGTTGATGTACACCTGGTTGGCGAGGTGGGTGGTGGTGACCCGTGCATTGGTTTCAACCTCGCTACCTGTGAAGACAGAGGTCAGGGCAGCATTCGAGTACTCAAGTACCTCAAAGGTATCCGACACCACCAGCACCGTGTGGTAGCCACTGTCTGTGGTGATACCGTAGGTGTGGCGAGGATAGAAAGTTGTCTTTTTAACGGAGATGTTGTCAAAGTAAACCTTCTGACCATAAGTGGGGGAGTTCTTAGCTTCAAGCAGAACGTATGTGGTAGAGCCTGTTGCGGTGAACTCAAAGTCTACAGATGCATCTCCTGCGGCAGTTGGACTGCTGACAATCACATCGTCTGGGTCGGCACTGGTTGAGACAGAGATGGCTCCATCGCAGGCACCATCATAGATATTCCCTGTGAGCTGGTAGGTTTCACCAATAACGGTGGTGATGCCCTGGTAGGCGTAGACAGGGTCACCACCATCTTCTGAGAGATATGCCCTGCTATCCAGCCCAACTAGCGTACCGTCAGCAGCAGTCCACCCGGAAACGTCAGTTGTAAAGGTACCGTTGGTGACTAACTCATTGTTGAGGCTGTACTCTAGTGTCTTGACACTTCTAAAGATAGGAGACCGTACTACAGCACCCTCATCGAACCTCACATTCTTAGCCCTGGTGAAGGCCTGGGGAGGTAGGCTGCTGGGTGGCTGGTCGGTCACTACGCCTACGTCTGCGAGCTGACGAATAGGGAGTATCTGTAGAAGGCCCATAGTCTATGGAGTCCCGGAGGCAGTGATATCACCGGCTGCTGTGAGTGCCCCTGCGGAGGTCATACGGAACTTGGGGGTACCGTTGTGCTTAAAGACAAGGTGACCGAGGCTACTCTCCTCGATGGTCCACCCACCACTATCCACTTCGAGTATGGGGGAGGTAACCTTGGTGGTGGCGGTGACCGTGGCAAAGGTGACATCGTCATCGGTATCAATACCCAGGGTGTCCAAGACCTCCGTGGCAGTGATATCTGCGTGGAGAGCAGGTAGACCAGCATCCACGGTGATAGCCGCAGAGGGGATATCCTCTAGGGTAGTCACCCGTCCATCGAGACCATTGAGGGTGCCGTGGGTCACTGTCACAGCACCTTCGATATCTGGGAAGGTATTCAGTAGGGCTGTCTTGATGTTTTTGAGGTGGTCATCAATCTGCGACAGTGGGTCCGTGGATGCAGGGTAGCTGGCATCGAGGGTGTCGATGGTTGTGACAGTAGTTTCAAGTCCCATTGGATTTACCTTTGTGTTTACTTGGGGGTGACTAGGGTGGGTGCGTGTGTGTAGACGACCTCGTGGTGCTGTGGTGGGTGTTACTAGGGTGTGGCTATAGTGTTACTAGGGTGGTTTCGTGGGTGGACTTCTGCTTAAAGACGACAAACAACAACAACAACAAGAAAACCTTTAGCGGCATTTTGAAGTTGCATTTGGCATTTGCCCACTGGGGGTCACTTTTGCTGCTAGGAGTCCCGGAAACCATGGTATAACCTCTACAGACCGCATAGGTACTGGGTTCTGGTGGTCAGGGGATTATTAATCCCTTGCTTTAAGACGAGGATAGAGGTGACCTTTAGTGACATTTGGTTTCTTCTGAAATTTGTCTAGGGATAAGGGTTTTTCTCTTGTTTGAAAATGGGGAAGTAAACCCAAGACCACCAGAGACCACCAGAGACCACCAGAGTCCACCACAGTGGACCACAGTGGACCACAGTGGACCAGAGTATAGACCAAGGTACCACCACCAACCTATAGTTACTTAGGTTGCTACTATAGGTACAGCGTGACCACTGTCATCATCATCACCATCGTTGTTATCATCAACAGCATCACCACAGGTAGAAACACACCCAGCGGTAAACCCATGACGGCATACCCCCTGTGGTATCTCTAAAGGGTGGACACAATTGATTTAGGGTCTTTCTAGGGTCTTTTATGGGGTCTTTTGGTAGTCTTTGGAGGGTCTTTTGGTAGTCTTTGGGTAGTCTTTTAGGAGGGAAGGGGAGGAACTGAGGGGTCACTCTTGAGACTGTACATCTCTCACGGATTCGTGTATTTTGGGGGTTGTGTCGGGGGGCAGCAGGCAATCCACGCTGACCTTGTTGTCAGCAATACATGGATGCTGCTGTTTCCTCGGCACTCTTATTCTCCCTCTCTTCTCCCTTCGTAACTACCGATAAGCCTCTCTAGATACCACTGAGCCTTCAGCAGGTCCTCTAGTGGCTTTCCTTTTCTTTCGTATCTCCACAGGTACTTGATGCAGTTCCCTTTACAGTAGCCAAAGAATGCCTCTGGTGACATTGATTCCTGGATGGCCTCTATGCACTCTACCTTTCCATACAAGTAGTGTGCAGGGTGGTTCACCATATCACCACCATCACCAAGTTGCTGTTCCTCAGCCACCATGTCCTCGTAGGACTTAATCATCGCAGGGTGCTTCTTTCGCAGTGCATCCCAGTCTTCTGGGGTTGCTTCATTGATGCTACCTTTCATCGCTTGCATCCTCCTTTTTCTTGTTGAACTTGAACTTGCGGTTTTGTCTACAGTGGTCACAAGCGTTGTGGTTGCGGCACTGTACTGAGACTGACTTAGCCCCCCGATACTTCTGCCGCTTCTCTTTGCCGTGCTGAACTGCCTTGTCTAGACTCATACTCTTACTCGACTTCCACAGCTAGGGCACGGCTTTGTCCAGTCACGTTTGTTGTCAGCAGCAGCAGGACAACGGCAGTACTGGGTGCCTCTACCCTTGGGTGGGTTCAGGTACTTCAAAGATGGGTGTGTTCTTACAGGTGCCCCGGATGCCAGGTGTCTGTCATACGCTGTCAATATCATCATTGTGGTAGCCTCTTATCTCAGTCCTCACAGTTGGCACAGGTCATCATCGCTACCCACTCTTCTGTAGTCGCTCCAGATGACAGGAACTCCCGGTCATCAGCGTTCAAGTGTGGGCAGACAGCTTGGATGGTCTCGCCATTCTTCTGTCTCGTCAGCTGCTCCTGGGTCACATCAATGTCTTTCTTGTGTAGCACTCCAGTCAGGATTGACCTCTTTTCAACTAGCATTGGCAGGTCCCCATAGTTTCACTTGTTCATTCTCAGCGTCCCAATCGGACCACCTGAGAATCCTGGCACAGCGACTCTGGACTAGCGCATCCACTGTGGTGAGTCCTGCCTTGAGGTAGGCTTGAGCTACCAGTTCCCACGAGGGGTGATTACCCAGCAACTTCTCGGCAGTCTTCGGACCTATCCTGGGGCAGCCTGAGTAACCATCGGTACTATCCCCGGTGAGACACTGCGTAAGGAACCAGTGGTCAGCCTCAGCGTCTTTAATGTGCAGCAGCTCATCCTCCATAGGTCGATACAACCGACCAGGTATGGTCTTCATGTCCTTGTCATCACTGACAATGCAGGTAGGTTTCTGCTTGGCAGACTGAAGAATGCCCATGATGTCATCGGCCTCCAGGGTGTCCTGGGTATGGCATGGGTAGGTGTCCTTGCACCACTGCACCAGAGCCTTATAGCCGACAGGTTTCCGGGTCTTCTTGCGGTTGCCTTTATAGCTCGGCAGCACAGTCTTTCTGAAGTTGTTACCTTCCGTGAAACACACCAGCATCTCCTCAGTCCCAAGCCTCTGCTGGAAC